GCAAACGGGTCAGAAATCAACTCATTGTGTGAAGCAATGGCGTGCGCTTGGGCTCCGAGACACCCAACAGCTTTGGCTTCCACGGCCAAAGTGCGCAACAGACCAAAGGCGACTATATACGACACGCTGTCAGCGCGCTCAAGCGTCGTCATCCTTGTGGTTTTAAGCCATTGCCTGGCTTGGTTGTGGGCATCCGCGTATGTTCGTTGCTCACGCGGCCTACCTGCGGCCCATAACGCTATGTAGCCGACTCCTTGTTTGGGCACCAATATCTGCTGGTTGTTGACTAAACAGTAAAACACGTCACCTGCAGAATACATTTGCTGAATTGGTCCCACGATAGGTAGCATCTCGCTTTCGCGGGGATCCATGCCACCAACCTGATCTGGCGTGGTGTCGCCATAGTAGCTGTCACTCATCGGATCTTTCAATATGACACTGGCTACCTTTGCCACGGCGAGGTGGAAGCGCACGACCAAACAATCGCCGACCCTGGAAACAATTTTCCAGCACAGCGTAAGGTCTCCAACCGCTTCAGCACCTGTGAGGGTCCAGTCAGCCGGGCTGGCAAAATACCTGCCCATATGACCACCATCCTCAACACACAAACCCTGAGAGGTGCGTTCCCATCGCACTTCAGGCAATCCGCCAGGAGCAACGTGGTGTCCCCCACGTGCTGCCCGATAATCGTACTGCACACTATACACAGTTGGCTCGCTGTCTTGTTCCATCAAATCGATTATATCTTTGGCCTTAAACCTGCCTATCATATCGACGAGGATATACATGCGAGCACCCCTGCAATCGGCGCAAGTTTGGCTAGCCTCGCATCCACAATCTGCATCTACCCCGACATCGTCCGAAGACATAATGTCGTGTCTAAGATGACAGGTTTCGTGGCGCTGGCGGCCTATAATTACAACGCCGGCAGGGTCGTTAACCAACACGCCAACACAGTACTTTTCGTACATGCGTTTCAATGGCATGGGCTCGTTATCGACCCTATCTTCAACGAGTTCGCGGCCAGCAAAGTCTCTCCTAAGCTGTTTAACCGTTTGCACGTCCAATCCCCTGGGTATGGAGAACTGTGGTAGTGGCACCGGCCCTTCCTCGGCCGGACCCGCTGTGGCTGCATCAAACGCATCATCCCCACACAGCGGTACAGGCTCCTCCTTTTCGCCTGTTAAAATACACTCTACGACTTCCTTAAAGGCATCTTTTTCGCCTTGTAACTGTTGCAAGTCGCCGACGACCGCCTTCCAAACCATTGCCTTAGCCTTACCAGACTTCTGACCCAACTTCTTCTTAGAAGATAGGCGCTGATAGGCTTTATCAATAGGGGGGGTCGTCGCACCACATGCACTCACATTGGCAAGCTGGACAACAGCTGCTGTGCGTGCCTGTGGCTGGATGGTAGGTGGACCACTCTGGGCAGTAGCCTTCGAGTTTTGATTCTTCGGAAGGAATCCACCTCCAACCGCGGGTGATATATTCGCCGCATCGTGACACTTGAAGCACATTTGGTTCAATGGATGCTTCAATCCAGTACACATGGGGCATCTGCTGTCCGCCGGCGTCTCCCTGGCGTCTTGGCGTGCCCTCACGCGTTCCCTCGAATAGTAGCAGTCCTTCGCATGGCCACTCTTCGAGATGGGTGTTTGACAAACACAACCCTTCGAATTCATTTTTAGGCTCCTGCTGAGCTTCAAGCTCGGACAGAGATCCGTAATGATGAAAATTCAGTTTGGGTGCCGACCTATCGGCAATACTACACCAAACTAACTCACGCTAGTATGCGGGTAAAACCCTATGCAATACTCTTCAGTTGATTACCGAGATGGTGCTCGGGGGTTTTTAAATAATGAAGGCTGTCGTGTCACTAACGCGTA